TTCCAGGGTAACCTCCGCCAGCCATAGCTGCGATCATATCGTCAAAGTCTAAAGCAGTTTGTCTTTGTAAGAAAAGCATGTTTTCTTCAATAGCACCTTGCTTGTCTAATTGCTTAAGGATAGTATCAAAATCTCCTAATGCACCAGAACCAGGTCCTGCAGCACCAGAAAAGTCATTATATACATTACCTCTGTCTTCAACAGCAGCAAATAAACCTTCAGTACCTTCTAAACCAGTAACAGCTCCGCTAGTACCTTTTCTCTCAGCTTCAACCATTGCCATTTCTAAGTAATCTTCAAATCTTAGTCTTGTTTCAGACTCAGCTTTTAAATACCAGAAATAACCTGATGTTCCGTCTTCAGTTGCAACTTCAACCCAACCAATTTGAGCAGTGTCAGAACCGTTTATCTCGTATCTATCTTTTAGAATAATAGGCTTATTACTAAACTGTGTTAACACAGGTTGGATAGCACCTTTCATTCCTTCAGTTCCTTTTGCAAATTCAGAACCGTAAACAAACGTTTTAACTTTTGTTCCTGGAGTTGCACCAGCAGTTGGTGTAAAGATAGCAGCTAAATTTCCAATTTGGTAAGTCTCAACAGTTACTTCAAGCTCAGTTTTAGCTGCTCCTGATGTAGATTGAGCCTCAACATCTGTTACTAAAGCTTTACAAGTATTTAAACCATCAGAAATAACAAGAGTTTGGTTTTTTCTAATAGCTAATTCATCACCAGCATTTCCAGCTGGAAGTGTAATATCTATTTTAGTGTTAGCTGAAACAATACAATCATCGTAAGATACGTGTAATCTATTTTGCTCAGACCAAATAACTTGATCAGATGACATTGGCATTTCTGCACCTACCATTCTCAAGAAACCACCTAAAGTTCGGTTTCCGTATCTTTCTACCTCTGCTTCGTAAAGCTCAGGTAAATATTGCTGTGCAAAATTACCACCAGACGCACTATCAAAAGTAAGATAGTTTGTATCTAAGGCTTGTTTAGTTTGCGCAGGAGCTAATGATGGAGGAAAAGCTCCACCAGTCGCTGAATTATCTAAAAATCCCATTTTTTAAATTTATGTTTTATTTTTTGTATTTAACTTTTAACTTAGAAGTGTCAACGCCAGATACAGCTTTAACCTTTAAACCATTTATAAATACATCTCCAGTTGGAGAAGGTGCCGCTTCATTATTTATGTTCTTAGATTTAGCAACAACGTCTTTTACAGCGTCTGCTTTTCCTTGTTCATAAAAATGTTTGGCTATAGTATCAGGGTTATGTGCCGCAAATATAGCTTTATGATACGAACTATAATCATTTATTCTACCTTCCTGATCCAAGAACTTCTCGAATATTTTGTTGATATCATTTTGATTTTCGTAAAACTGCTCGTTTTTGTTAACACCGTAATTAAACGTCTTATCACCAACACTAAATTTAAAACCTTTAAACTTTTCGTTGTTAAACAAGTCGTTAGTTTTGTCCAAAAACAATTTTCTATTTTGTTCGGCTAACTTGTCTTCTTCGTTATATCTATTGAAAAACTCCATAGCTTTCTTTTGCTCATTAGTAACCGTGGGTCTCAACTTGATCTCCTCGTAATATTTACTTTTAGTTTGCTCTAGAAAGTTTCTGGCTTTTGCAATTTCTTCTTTGTAAGCGAGTTTTTTCTTTTTAATGTCTCGCTCTTCGTCCACGTCTTCTTCGTAAGAAAAATTATCTTCCATTATAAAGTTAATTTCCTCATCATTCAAGTGTGGTTTAGTATTTTTGTAATATTCTCTTAATAAAGTACCTTCGTCAATATTAGAATAATCAGCATTTAATCTAACATAATCTTCTATTGTACCACCAGTTTCATTCATAAAATCTACTAGTTTATTTACGTTTTCAGGTACTATAACTTCAGGTTCGTTATTTACTATAGTAGATTCTTTTTTGGCCTCAACTTTTTCTTCAGGTTGTGATTCTGTTAAAGGTGATGCTTCTGTTGTTTCTTGCTCCGTTTCTTGCTTCGTTTCTTGTACAACTTCTTTTACCGGCTCTTCTTTCTTAACCTCTTCTTTAATCTCTACTTTAGTAACTTCCTCCTCTACTTCTTTTTTAGGTTCTTCTTTTTTAGTTAGATCTAATTTAGTAGTGTTTTGCTTTTTATTTGTTAGTTTTCTAGGTTTTTTCTTAACTTTAAATTCGCCTTGTTCTAACTCACCATCTTTGTTTTCTTTTATTTCTTCTGACATAATATAATATAATAATTAATAATTATCTAGGCATAAACTGCTCTAGACCAAATCCATCAACACTATCGTTTGATGATTCAAAGTTTTTAGGCAAAGAATCATTTTGTCTTTGACTAATTAACTCACTTTGTTGAGTAGCCTCTTGCTTGCTTCTCTTGTCTTTTCTATCTTCTATTGTTTGAATTTTTTTATCTTCTTGACTAACTTTAGCTTGAGCAAGTTGCATGTTGTATTTAAACTCTTGCTCCATCAACCTTTCTTTTATTTGAGCCTCCATTTCCATTTTTCTAGTTTCAAACTCAATTTTAGATTGTTCTATTTGTATTTTCTGCTCAGTTAATACTTGTTGCTTTTGAGTTTCAGCTAGCGCAGCTCTTTCAGCACTTTCAGCATTAGCGTTAGCTTGTGCTTGTATATTAGCCATTTGAGCTTGTTGTTCTGCTTCTTGTTTCTTTTTCTTTCTAAACTTAAGCATTTCATTTGCAAGCTTCAAGTTTCTAACTTGTCTTATATCTATAGCATCGTCTAAGTCTATACCACCTGATTGTATTGCAACTTGTATGTTCTGTTCTAGCTGAGCTTTTTCATCTTCGTCAGGGTCTAATTCTAAAAAGATACCAAAATCTGCTAAATGTAATCCAGACATGTCAGATAAAGCGGCTACGTTGTAAGGTGTTATACTATTTCTAAGAACATTATTCGTTAAGTCGTACTCTAACATATCAGATATTCTTAAAGATATATTTTCGCAAGCTCTAAGAGTTAAATAAAGACTTGACTGTAAAATGTGTCTGGTAGCAACGTTTGAATTTGCAGCTGCTAATTTTTGTAATCCAACTAATGATTGTTTATCTGGAAGTGTACCATCTCTAGCTTCGTTAAGTCCGGTCACATCTCTTATCATTTTTAAATAATACTCGTAAGTTTGTACTAATGAAGATATTTTAGCTTGACCATTAGATGTTGCTAACTCTTGTATTGGAACTTTACCAGGGTTTGCGCCGCCGTCTTGAGTCATTGATCTACCTACAATACTACCAGTTTGAAAGTACATGTTAAGTGCTTCAGAAGGGTTGTAATTAGTGCCATTACCTAAGTCAACTTCTGCTAAACCATCTACATCTACAAAAACACCATCAGGAACCATTCTAGACAACACTTGTTGTAGTTTTAAATGTGTAAGCTGTATTGTATCTGCAAAACTAGTTATTCTACTTACTATAGACTCTATACGGCCTTTATACATTCTAGGCGCACATATAGCGTAATTCATTTTAACTTTAACCATGTCAGACTTTGGCCTAACCATGTTTTCAGCCATTTTCCACCTTAACATTTTGTTGTGACCTAATATTTTAGCACCAGTCCATAAAGTTTCTATTGATCTATTTACTCTATCAAAATTATCGTTAATTGGAGCGTCTAAAAAAGTATCTTGCTTTTCTAATGCTTTTTCTAGTCCTGTAGGTGTTTGTTTTATTTTAAATACTTGATTGGTGAAAGATTTCCATTCAAAAAATAAAACTTGAACAGTGTCATTGTTGTCTCTACCGTTCCAGTTTCTATTGTAATTATCATTACCAGGATATCTTTGTATTTCTTTTAAGTCGTCTGGCGTTAGCTCTGGAAAATACTTTTTTAATTCACCTAAAGTCATACCTTGAACTTCGCCAACATAATATATATCTTCAAAATTAGGATCATCAGTATATGAATAAACTAATCTTGATGGATCTACATATTTAACTCTAACACCTTCTGACTGGTTGTAGTCTGTTCTAACAGCTGCTATTCCTAAAACAGTTAAATCATAATTTAATCTTCTTCTAATTAAATCATATTTATTATAATCTAAAACAGTATTTATAGCTTCTTCTTCAGCTATTTCTATGTTTTGCTTATAATCTAACTGCATGTGAAGTTCTAGTTCTTCTTTATTTTCAGGTAGGTTTGCTGGATCTGGAGAGTTATATAAATTAAAACCTGTTGCAGCTTTTATGCTTTCAATAAGTTCTCTTGCTTGTATGTCTCTTAATATTGAGTCAGCATACTTTGTTCTTGCTGTCAGTGACTCAGGATCCTGAGCATACGCTTTTATATTATAATTTCTTTGCGACATGCCATTAACAACTATGTCGACAAACTTAGGTATAACTGGTATTGGTTTCCAGTCTAAGTTTAGATATGATAAATCACCATTTATAGATAACTCATCTTTATATTTTTGAACAGACTGCTCTGCTCTAGCGTACAGTCTAAGTCTATGAAAATTATTATAATTAGTATTAAACCTATCGTTCCAATTATTGTCGTTTCTAAACCACTGACCTTCAATAGCTCTACCAACTCTTAAACCGTAGTCTAGCGTAGACTTCTCTTCATCAGTTACTAACTGATCTGGAAAAGAGCTATTTGGATTACCATTTTGAATTTTCATTAACTTTTATTTTTGATAAATAACCACTGTTATCGTATTGTTTAATTCCTAAATTTATTCTTTTAGTTTGTCTTTCAGCAGTTGGTTTGTATTTGTTTTTGTTACAAGCCATAATAGCTAAACCAGAACTTATACAAGCGTCATATTTAGTTCTGTTGTTTATTTCAAATCTACTCCAGTCTTGCAAGGTTGTTTGATGGTACATATCACCATATCCAGACTCAATTTCACCAACATGGTTTTCTATATACGTTTCTATAGCAGCAGCGTGAGCTTGCTTCATGTCTTCACTTGAGTTTGGTATTCCACCAATTTCTTTTTCAGTAGTTGATAATTTATTCCATATTTTATCAGGTCTGTTCATACTAAAGCCTCTATAACCTCTACGTTTTAAATAATATAATAATCTAGGTTTGTTATTTTCTGCTAATATAGGCATGCCGTAAAAAACCAAAGCCATAAGTACATCTTCAAAAAATATTTCAGCAGTTTGAGGTCTAGCAACGTATTCTAAGAAAAAATGATTAGGTGGCGCGTCTTC